GAACTCAGGACATACAGGTTTGATTTTGGCGCGGAAACCTGGTCTCAGGTCGGGTCTGCCCTACCCGTGTCCGGGGTAGCAGCCCTTCTTGCGCTAACCGCCCTGAACGGCACTGATGTCGCTTTCATTGACACCGGTAACGACGAACTGCGGACGTACCGGTTTGATTTTGGCGCGGAAACCTGGTCTCAGGTCGGGTCTGCCCTACCCACGCCGGTGAACAATACCCCCGCCTTGGCCGCCCTGAACGGCACTGATGTCGCTTTCATTGACTCCGGTAACGACGAACTGCGGACATACCGGTTTGATTTCTCAATCGGAACCCCGCATAGCGTAGCCGCGGGGGCGTTCTGAGGGATCGCCCCGCCGGCGACCAGTTCGCCTGAGCTAGTGCTGCGCGCAACCGTGGTGGTATGATCGGGGGCGACACCACACCGTCCGGTGGGAGCGGCGGTATCGTAAACGGCAATTATGGAGAAACATCATGGCCGATAAAATGACTGTTAAAGTGCTCGTTGCCGCTGCGGTAGCCGCGGGCGGTACATTCACGGTGGCGTATGCCTCGGGCTTCGCCCAGGCGGACTTCCCTGCCACGGGCACCACGATTATCAGCTACTCTGGCGTGGACACTGAGTGCGCGGTGAGCTACGGCGCGTCCGAGATCACTGTCACCTGGCCGGGCGCGGCTCCTGCCTCGCTGGCAGCGGGTGAGTACTACATGGACTTCGACGCCCTGCAGGGGGGTAACCTCCCGGATAACGTGCGCCAGGCGTCAGCTATGGAAGACAGCACCGCAGCCAACGTGGCAGATCTGGTTGACGACCATAATGCCCTCCTACAGAACCTGCGGGACGCAGGCCTGATGGAAGGCTGATCGGGTTGGGGGGCTCCGGCCCCCGGCCTTTTACACCATCTACCGCGATAAGAAGGGTATCTCGATGACACCTGATCAGCAGATCATGTTTAACCTGGTGATGACGGTGGCCGTCTTTTTCGCCGGCTGGTTTTTCCGGATCCTGTGGGCCCGGATCCAAGAGCTGCGAGACGACCATAAAAGTCTCATAGACAGTCACCTGGACCACCAGATGCAGATGTCCGCCATCCGGGAGCTAGTTGCGGGGAGCTACGCCACTCGGGAGGAGCTGGGCAAAATGTCCGAAGCCCTGTTCAGGAAATTGGACAGGATCGAAAACAAGCTCGACGACAAGGCGGATAAAACCCCGACGGTGTGATAATGGCGACCTGGACACAAGCCCTACCCTATTTTCCGGTGACCGAGCTGCGATGCAAGGGAACACACCAGCTGGCACTGGACTTACGATTCGCTGCGGAGCTAGTCGCTCTGCGAGTGGACTACGGCAGACCTATGTTCATGAACAGCGTGTGCCGATCCCCAAGCCACAATAGCAAGGTAGGGGGGCACCCCCGGAGCCTCCACCTGACCGAGAATCCGGTGCACCCCACAGACGGCTGCATGGCCGGTGACGTCCGATGGTACGACTGGCCGGAGGAGGACAAGCTGGAGTTTGCCCGCCTGGCCTGGCGTAGAGGATGGTCCATAGGCCTGAATGACGCTTTCTGCCACATAGATCGGCGCTCCGATTTTGGCCTGGCACAGGTCATCTTTGATTACGCGGGAGGCTGGCATGGAGAACTCACCCCCGCCGACATCCGAGGGGCATCCTAACCCCCTGGATCACTGGAAGCATCGGCGCCGCATCGCATACACCAGCCTCTTCATGCTGATCGTCATCACGGCGGGCGTGTTTCTTGACGCAATCCCGGCTACACTACAACCTGTGATAGAGACCCTGATCTGGACTTTCGGGTTCCTGGTGGTCGGGTATTTCGGCAATAGCGCGTTTGAGGCGTTCGCCAATAAGCGGAGTAGGTAGTATGGGGTGGGGTGCGATAGTGAAGCTCTTGGCGGTGCTGGCCGTGGTGTCCACCATATTCGCGGCAGGGCATGAGTGGCGGGACCGTAGCGCGGACCTAGAGCTGGAGCGCCTGAAGGCTACCCATGCAGCGGCAGAGGCTACCTGGGAGAGCGATATGATGGATGCCGCCATCGAGGCAGCCGACATCAGCATTCAGTTGGACAAGGCCCGCCAGGCGGAAGCCAAGGTGGTCACAAGAGAGGTAATCCGATATGTGCAAGATCCTGACATCCCTCGCACTGTTCTTCCTGATCAGTGGGTGCAGCTCAACGACAGGGCATGGCGGAACGCCTCAACTTCCGCCCCTGCCGAGCCATTTACAGATGGATCTCGGCCCATTACAGACGCTGACGCCCTCGCAGTCACAACCTACAATGCCGAGATCTGCGGACAGGCCATATCCAACCTACGAGACATCCGAGCGTTCTACAGAGAAGTAAGGGGGGCCGCCAATGGCGGGTAGCCTGGCGGACAGCCTACTTAACTTATCGAAGCGGGAGCTGGACGCGCTCCCCGCGGAGCTTCGGGAGCAGATCGAAAGGGCCCGTACCCAGGTGCTGGCGGCTCAACGCCTCCAGACCCTGCAGGGTGCCCGGGACAACCTGTTGACCTTCACCAAGGGCTCCATGCCGGATCCCGCTTTCCCGGACGACGCCACCAAGTCTCGGTATGAGATCCACCGGATCCATGAGTTTCTAGCCGACGCGCTAATGAAAGTGGAGCGGGGGGAGACCCTTCGTCTTGCGCTAAGCGTGCAGCCCCGCGTGGGTAAGTCCCAGCTGTCATCCCGGTCCTTCCCCGCATGGGCCTGGGGGCGCGACCCCTACAAGCAGATGATCGTGACCTCCTACGGTGACACCCTGGCTCGCGAGTTTGGCCGGGATGTACGGGATGTCATGCGGTCCAGCTACTACGCCCAGGTGTTCCCCCGAGCCACGCTGAAGAAAGGCTCCCAGGCGCAAGATCGACTGGAGACGGAGGCCGGGGGCAAGATGCACTTTGTGGGGGTGGGTGCCGGCCTGACCGGTAAGGGGGCGGACATCCTGGTCATTGACGATCCGATCAAGGATGAGGTAGAGGCCCGCTCCAAGGCCACCAAGGACTCCCTGTGGCGGTGGTACACCCAGGTGGCCCTCTCCCGGGTGATGGGCCGTGGCGGCGCTGTGGTGGTCACCATGACCCGCTGGGCGGAGGATGACCTACTGGGGCGCCTCACCAACCCAGATCTCGGGTACACCACCCAGGAAGAGGCGGACAAGTGGACGGTGATCAATATCCCCGCCGAAGCCGAGATCGGCGACCCCCTGGGCCGGGAGGAAGGTGAGATCCTATGGCCCGAACGGACCCCCCGGGAGTTCCTGAAGTCCTTCCGGGCCCTGGACCCGGCGGGGTACGCAGCCCTGTACATGGGGCGCCCCGCTCCCCCGGAGGGGAACTTCTTCATGCGGGACCACATACGCACCTACATGCCACACGAGCTGCCCAAGAACCTCCGGTACTACGCGGCGTCGGACCACGCGATCAGTTTGGAGCAGAAACGGGACAAGACCTGTATGGGCGCCGCCGGCGTGGACGAAGATGACAATATCTGGGTGATGCCGGACCTGGTGTGGGCTCAGCTCAGCGCGGATGACCAGGTGGAGGCCATGCTACAGCTGATGTCGGCGTACAAGCCCCTGGCCTGGTGGGCGGAGAAGGGCCACATCTCCAAGTCCATCGGGCCTTTCCTGCGCAAGCGGATGCTGGAGGAAAGCGTGTTCTGCTCCATCATCGAGAAGACCCCCGCTGTGGACAAGCAGACACGGGCGCAGTCCATCCAGGGGCGCATGTCCATGGGCAAGGTGTACCTCCCCGCGTTCGCCCCGTGGTACGCTGACGCAGTGGACCAGCTGCTCAATTTCCCCAACGGGGCCCATGACGATTTCGTGGATTTCCTGGCCTGGCTGGGGATCGGTTTGAACCTGCAGGTCCGCCCCAGTGGCGAAGTCCGTAAGGAGGAGAAGCCCCCGCGGACGGGCTCCCTGGACTGGATCCTGAAGCAATCAGAGAGTAAACGCCGGGCGACAGATGCCCTGGATAAGGAACGGAGGTATCTGCAGTGAAGGATAGCGAACAGCCCACCAATGCCGGCGCGGAGAACGGCGCCAAGCCCGGTACGGAATCCCAGGCCCAGGAGTGGTGCGGGAAGGTCCGCCGGGCACGGGGGCACAAGAAAATCAAACAGGCTTTCGCCCGCATGCGCCGGGATATGAAATACGCGGGGGGCCTACAGTGGGAGGACCAGGATAGCCTGGACGACCCCCGGTATGTGGCGAATATCACACTGCGGCACTTGCTGCAGCGCCGTGCGGCGTTATATGCGCGCAACCCCACCGCGGTGGCCCGCCAGCGCAAGACGCTGAACTACGAGATCTGGGACGGCGACCCCGCTAAGCTGCAAATGGCGCAGCAGACCACCCAGATGGCCCAGCAGGCGATGGCCCAGCTGCAACAAGATCCGGCGCTGTTGCTGGATCCGGCCGTGGCAGATCAGATTCAGCAGTACCAGGCTCAGGTGCAGGAGGCCCAGGCCTTGCTCCAGGACTATCAGCAAGGGTCCATGCGCCAGCGGATGTTGGGGACCATGGCCGAAACCATGGAGATCGTCTGGAACCACCAGATCGGGGAGCAGCAGCCCCCGTTCAAGACGTCCATGAAGTCCTTGGTTATGCGCAGCCTGGTGTGTGCGGTGGGCTATGTGAAGCTCAGCTTCCACCGGCTCCAGGAGTACGGGCCGGATGATATAGACCGGGTGACCGATGTCTCTGAGCAGATCGCCGCACTGGAGGCGCGTCTCCAGCAGTCTGAAGAAGGGGAGCTGGAGACCGACTCTGCCGAGCTAGCGGAGTTGCGTCAGCTCCTGGAGACGGTGACCGGCAACGCCGAAGTGTTCGTCCGGGAGGGTCTGGACTTCGACTTCCCCTCAGCTACATCCATCATCCCCGATCCGAACTGCCGGGCGCTCAAGGGCTTTGTGGGGGCGCAGTGGGTGGCGCAGGAATTCCTGCTTACAGCGCAGCAGATCCTGGAGACCTACGGCCATGACATCTCAACCGACCGTAGCGCCAAACGCTACGACAGCCAAGGCACCTCTCTGCAGGAGGAAGCTGATCAGACGCTCATGGAGGAGGCCAAGGACACCTGCAAGTACTGGGTGTACGAGATCTGGGACAAACACACACGTCAGGTGATGTCAGTGTGTGAGGGCTGCACGGATTTCCTGGTGGCGCCCAAGGTGCCCGACGTCCAGCTGGAGCGGTTCTGGCCGTTTTTCACTTTGATATTCAACGATGTGGAGAGTGAGGACCAGCTGTACCCTCCGTCGGATGTGCGTCTGATGGCCCCCATGCAGACCGACCGCAACCTCTCCCGGCAGCGCCTGCGGGAGCACCGCGACGCCGCCCGCCCGGGACATATGGTGCCCCGTGGCCGGTTGGAGCAGCAGGACAAGAGGGCCCTGGAGGGCCGTAACGCCCACGACATTATCGAGATCTCGGGCATGGCGGACGCGGAAGACGTGCGCCGGCTCCTGCAGCCCATCCCCACCAACAACATCGACCCGAACCTCTACGAGGTGAGTACGGCCCAGGAGGACATCAACCTGACCGTGGGGTCCCAGGACGCCAATTTGGGCGGGGTGAGTGGGGCCACCGCCACAGAGACATCCATCGCGGAATCCTCCCGACTCAGTTCTGTGGGGGAGGCGGTGGACGAGCTGGACGACTTCCTCACCGAGATGGCGCGCGCCGGGTCCCACATACTCCTGAGCGAGTTTACCCCCGAGTACGTTCGGGAGGTCGCGGGCGTAGGCGCTGTGTGGCCCAATACGACAGCCCCGGAGATCGCTAAAGACCTGTGGCTGGAGATCCGGGCGGGCAGCTCCGGCCGACCCAACAAGGCCATGGATATCCAGAATATGGAGCGGGTGATGCCCTTCCTGCTCCAGATCCCGGGCATGAAGCCGGAGCGCCTGGCGGCCGAGATCCTGGAGCGCATGGATGATCGACTGGAGATCTCCGAGTTCTACGACCCCCTCCTGCCGTCCATCACGGCAGCGAATTCCGCGCCGGCGCCGGGCACAGGGAACCCGGCCACAGATCCGGCTCAGCAAGGGGCACGTGGTGGTGACCCCAATGCGGTAGAGACTGGGGACAGCAACTTGGGGCCACGCCCTCCGGCGGAGCCCCGCAACATGGACCCCAACCGATAGCTTGCAGGCTGCAGGATGGGGGCCTACAATCCTGAAGAGAACCACTTGGAGGCGTAAAAATGTCAGGTAATCGACAGCAGCCGGCCCCGCCCGCTGGCACCCGTGAGGACGTAGACAACACCGTGGACCCGTCCGCCACCGACGACGCAGTACCAGGTTCGTCACCTGAAGAAGAGCTGGATACCGATGCAGGTATGCTGGCCGCACTGGAGGAAGCCGCAGGGATCTCTGATGAAGACACCGACGGCGACGATCCGGACGGCGACCAGGGGACCTCAGGTGACCCTGAAGGCGCAGACGATGAGGCTGGCGCGGCTGACTCGGACGCGGACAAGGGTAAATCCGGTAAGGATGATGCGGAAAAGAAGCCGGGAGAAAAGGACCAGAAGCCTGACGACGGTGAGGATGTAGAGCCGGGTCAGCGGGTACCGTACGACCGCTTCAAAACGCAGATCGACCTCCGCAAGCAAGCCACGCAAGAGCGTGATGATGCCGTGCGGGAGCGAGATCAATATGTGCAGGGGCACCAGCGGTTTGCCGCTATCGACGAATTTCGAGAGCGCAATGGCCTGGCCCACGAGGACATCGCACAGGCGATCAAGATTGCCGGGGCGATCAATCAGGACCCTGCAGCGGCTCTTGAGCAACTACGGCCTATCTACGAAAGGCTGAGCACCGCGGTAGGAGAAACGCTGCCTGAGGACATCCAGGCACGGGTCGATACCGGGGAGATCTCGGAGGCGGATGCTAAGGAGATGGTGCGGACTCGTAACGAGAATGCCCGCCTGAAGCACCAGCAGTCCGAGAGCGCGCGGCAGGCACAGCTTGCCAGCACTCAGCAGGAGCAGGTGGCATTGCGCCAGAAAATGGTGGCCTCCGCTTCGACGGAAGAGAAGCGCCTGGCAGCTCGGGATCCCGACTTTGACAAAAAGCGTCCGTTCATTACTCAGCGCCTCCAGGTGTTGATCCAGGAGCGGGGGCCCAAGACGCCGGAAGATGCGGGGACATTGGTGCGGGAAGCCTACGAGGCGGTGACCTCAGAGCTGGCCCAGTTCTCTCGTAGACCCGAGGTGCGCAAGGGTCCTCGGTCCGATAATGCGGGCAAAGGAACCGGTGGGGCGGAACCAGACAGCATGCTCGACGCAATGCTGTCGGCCGCCTCCGAAAGCTAAGAGGAAAGACTCATGGGTGCATTATCTGCAAGCGTACTGGAGAACATCGCGAACGCGGCGTTCGATTTCTACGACAAGAAAAAGCTGTATAACCAGCATATTCAGGAAAAGCCGCTGCTCAAGGCCTTGAAGGCCAAGCAGAAGACTTTCCCCGGCGGTAAAGACGAGCTGGTGTGTAACCCGGTATTTGAAACTCAGAGCCAGCTGGAAGGCTTTGAGGGTGACGATACCGTGACCTTCACCAACCCGGTACCGATCAAGGAAGTCCGCTATAAGTGGAAGATGCAGCACCTGGGCATCAAGATGACCACTCAGGAACTCCTGAAGAACGGTATCAGCATCGTGGACACCAACGGCAACTCCACTACCCGGACGGCCAAGTCCGACGTCATCGTCATCCAGGACATCCTGCAGGCGAAGATGGACGACGCCAGCGAAGGCTGGGCTAAGGGTATGAATGAGATGCTGTGGGGTGACGGCACCACCAGCACCAAGGATGTGGCGGGTATCCAGTACCTGATCGCTAAGGATCCGTCCACCGGTGTGGTGGGGGGTATCGACCGAGCCCTGCAGCCCCTGTGGCGCAACGTGGCCTTGACCGCGGATAACGGCAGCGCCATCGCGTCGTCCACCGCCAACAGCACGCTGATCCGCACCCTGCAGAAACAGGTACGGACTCTGCGCCGCTACGGCAACCCGGACTTCCTGATCCTCGCGGGCAGCAAGTTCATGGACCAGCTGGAAGATGAAGTGTACGCCAAGGGTGACCTGACCCACACCGGTTTCGGCGAGAAGACCGAAGCGGGCGTGAGCGAGTTCATCTCTGTGCGCGGCCTGGGTACCTTCCAGTACGATCCGACTCTGGACGACATCGGGGAAGAGAAGTACTGCTACTTCATTGACATGAAGTCCATCCGCCTGCGTCCGATCAGCGGCGAGGACATGAAGCAGCACACCCCGGCCCGTCCGTACGACAAGTTCGTGATCTACAAGTCCTGGACCTGGGCTGGCGGTATGGACATGAAGCAGGCCAACACCAGCATGGTGGTGAGCGTCACCTAACCCCATGCTCAACCGACCCGCCCCTGTACTTCGGGGGCGGGTTTATTCACTCCGGAGAAACCAAGAACATGCGTCTCTACAAAGCTGACATCCACCTGGAAGGTGACCGCAATCATGTAGTGGTCAAAAGCAACCTCCTTGCACCAGAATTGACGGTGCTCATGACAATCCACGGCAGCATCTCGGTACAGTCGGTGCGCCAAGTGGATGAAAAGAGCATGAGCCCCGATGAAGTCCGGGACCGCCTGATGGCCCGGTACGGGCGTTCGCGTGTTGGCGACGGTGATGACCGCCGTCCGGTACTGCGCGTGGCCTTCCCCACCTGGCCCCAGGGGGACCTGCCTCTCGACGCCAAGAAAGCCGGCGTTCCGGAAAGCCAGATGTACGGTAGCTCCCCCGCGGAGAAGACCGCCGCGGCCAAGATGGAAGCCGAGCTGCGTGAGAAGTGGGAAGCCGAGCGGGAAGCCGAGCGTCAGGAATTCGCGGAGCGCGAAGAGGCCCTGCAGCTGGAGCGTGTCCAATTGGACGAAGAGCGTGCCGCCCTGGCAGCTACCGAGGACGGCGCCAAGCCCCTGACGGACATGCAGAAGCTACGTGCGCAGGCTGAGAGCCTGAAAGCAACCGAAGACCAGCTGAAGTCCGCGAACTCAAAGGACAAGCTGCGTAAATTGATCGTAACCCTGCAGGATGAAGGCCAGGCGGCCTCCACCGGTGAGGACGACGGAAACTTCATGGAGTAAGGCTTATGCCCCGGGGTACTTCTTTTGGAGAGGTAATCACCATGTTCCGGGAGGAGACTGGGCGCGCGACGTCCGCCGCCCTGGGGCAAAACGAGCTGCCGGCCATTAAGGGCCGGCTTCGTCGTGTGTACCGCTGGCTCCACGCGGACTATGACTGGCCGCATCTGCACATCCGCCGGGATAAGGTAATCAACCCCGGTGAGCGCTACATATCCCTCCCCACGGATCTGGACTTCGAGCGAGTGATGCCCGTGGTCGAGGTGAAGGACGCCTCTGATGGTCTGTGGTACCCCCTCACATACGGCATCACCGCGGCCAACTATAACTTCATTGACTCGGACCAGGGTGAGCGGGACGACTGGCCCCGTGCCTGGCAGGTGTACGAGAACGATCAGATCGAGATCTGGCCGATCCCGGCCACGGAGCACACCCTGCGGTTCCGGGGGATGTCGAGACCGAAGCCGCTGGTGGACGAAAATGAAGTGCTGGACCTGGATGACGACCTGGTGGTCTTGTATGCCGTGCAGCGGCAGCTCCTCCGGGACAAGTCGGCGGACGCTCAGGACTACTCCCGGATGGCCGCGGCACACTACCTGACCCTGAAGGGGCGCGAGTCCAAGGGGCCCCCTGTTAATCTGGCGGGCGCGCGGGATCGGAACTCCGGTCGCCAGCGGTACCCGAATATCCAGATTGACTTCGCGGAGCGGTATGACTGATGGCCTACCTGTTCATCGAGAACTTTAATGCCGGGCTGGATTCCCGCAAGACCTGGTTCACCGCGCCCCCGGGGTCCCTGCGGCAGCTGAATAACGCCCACATCAATCGCGGTAAGGAAATTGAGAAGCGCAAGGCTTTCGTGTCCCTGGGCGCTCTGGGCGCCGGCACCTTTGGCCTCCATACGGCTAAGGGCCAGCCCTACGTTTTCGGGAGTGTCGCGCAGCCCGCACTGCCCTACCCTCTGCGGTACCAGCAGCTGACGTCCCCTAACGGGGGCGGCATGGTGGCTTTGTGGTCCGCACAAAACTTCAACGGCGGCATCTACGCTATCGCGGAGTTCACTGACGGCTCTATCCACCACTTCTACAAAGGCCAGGTGGTGTCCGACTGGGAGACCCTGGCCGCGGATAACTCCGATGAGGTGTCGGTAGCCAGCGCGCTGTCTCGGCGCCTGGAGGCCGAGGATCGGCTCACTCGTATCGAGGTGGTAGACAGCGAGATCTACCTCACGGGGGCCCCAGGGGACTCCATCCCCATGTCGGTGAGCGCGGGGGATATGACCGTGTACCTGGTCCAGCCCCACGCGGTGGCGACCCCGGAGACGCTGGCCGATGCGGAGTTCCTGGTCACCGGGGGCTCTACAGGGCCGACGTTCAACCAGGTGGGGCCCGTGACGCTCGATGGTCTGGACATCATGGGCGGGTCGGTGGACTACTCGGTGGACGACAGCACCACGGCCTCCGCGGTCGCGGCGAGGATCAACTCATACCCCGGGTCCGCGCACTCCGCCACGACGGTTGGCAACAGAGTCCGCATCTTTGCCCCCACAGGCACCGGTGCTTCTGCTAACGGGCAGGTGCTGGCAGTGGGTACGTCCGGCGACGTGACGGTGGCCCTCACCCATGACATGGAAGGGGGTGCAGATCCCACCGACGCGCAGCCCCAGATTAACCGAGTGGTGATCGACACCTACGTGGTCGGGGACACCTACGCCCTGGATGTGGACGGGTCGGTCTACCGGGTGCGGGCGGAGTACACGTACATCCCCCTGTTCGCGCGCACTTTCGGCGACAAGATGTGGGCAGGGGTGGGATCCCAACTGTTTTTCTCCGGGTTCACTGATGGGCTACCGGACTGCACCGCATGGATCAACGACCCCCAGGGGACGCCACCGGTGGTGGGCTCGGGGTTCCTGAACATCGCGACCCAGGACAAGGGCGCGGAGGAAGTGATCGCCATGGGGGTCTACCAGGACCGAGTGGCGGTGTACTCCCGACAGAATATCCAGATCTGGTCCGTGGATCCCGACCCAGACCAGAACTCGCTCTACCAGACCCTGTACAACGTAGGGGCGGTGTCCCCGGACAGCGTGGTGGAGTACGGGGATCTGGACCTGTTTGCCCTGGATAGCTCAGGGGTCCGCTCCCTGCGGGCCCGGGACAGCTCCAATCTGGCGTCGTCAGACGACGTCGGCGTGGCCATCGACAGCGAGCTGGTCGATTACATGCGGCAGGTGGGGCCTCGGGCAGTGGGCGCCGCGGCAGGGATTCTGGAGCCCCAGGAGGGCCGGTACCTCCTGTCCGTGGGGGAGCGCGTATACGTGTTCTCCAATTTCCCGGGCAGCCAGGTGGCGGCCTGGTCCACTTATAGCCTGGGGGCACCGGTGGACCACTGGGCCAGCACCAGTGATCGACTGTACGCGCGCTTAGGTGACGATGTCCGGGTGTACGGCGGCCTGTCCGGAGAGGAGTACGACGACACCGAGGTGGAGGTCGAGCTGCCGTTCCTGGATTCCTCCGCTCCCGGCGATGCTAAGGCCTACCAGTTCCTGGATCTCGGGGTGGCGGGCACCTGGTCGGCGGACATGGCCACGGAGCCCACCCGCCCGGATGAATGGGAGACGCTGGCCATAGCCGCCGGGTCAACATATGGCAGCGCGCAACGTGTGGGCATACAGGGCCACAGCACGCACATAGCCCTGCGGTTCAAGACGAGCAGCGAAGAACGGGCTATACTGGGCAACATTCTGATTCACTATGAAGAGGCAGAGCGCCCATGAGTTTTGGTATCGAGATGGCCAGCACCCCCGACATCCCCGAGATACTGGGGATAGGGGAGGACATGCACGCGGAGAGCAGCTTCGCCCACATGACGTTTGACCGGGACGAGCTGGCTGGCTTTCTGAGCGCGGCGATTGATCTGCCTACCCTGGACATCATCCTGGCCGTGGGCCATGACCGGATCATGGGGTTCCTAATCTGCAGTGTGGTGAAGAGCTACTTCGGCCCGGACCTGACAGCGCAGGAGTTCGCCATGTACGTCCGTCCGGAGCACCGGGGCTCCGGAGCTGCGCGGGGGCTGATCCGCGCTTATGTGGAGTGGGCCCGGGATAAAGGTGCTAAGCGGGTGACTAGCGGCAATAGCGCAGGCACTCTGGACGCCGCCTTTGTGGCGCTCACTGAAGCCGAAGGTATGGAGCGGATGGGCTCCATAATGATTAGCAAGCTGGGATAGAGGGAGAGAGTCATGTGCGGTGGTGGCGGAGGCAGCAACGACTCGCTGTACTATCAGCAAGAGCAGGACCGTAAGCGTAAAGCCCGTATCGCCAAGGGGGAGGCCCAGCTGGACGAGATGTTCGCCGCCCTGGAGGGGAAACGCTATGCCGGGGACCCCGTACAGTCAGCGCCTGTGTGGGAGGAGCACGGCCAGGCGTACCTGGACTTCGCCAACCCCCAACTGGACCGACAGTTCGCTGACGCCCGGGGCGACCTGACTTACGCTCTTTCCCGTGCGGGTCAGACGCAGGGGTCTGTGGCCGGGGACCGACGGTCCGACTTGGAGCTGGACTACGGTCTCCGGCAGCAGGATGTCGCCCAGACAGCCCAGGAGTACGAGAACACCGCCAAGGCAAATGTGGCCTCGCAGAAGCAGAATGCCTACCAGATGCTCTCCGCCACGGCCAATCCCGGCGCGGCCACCAAGGCAGCGCAGGCGTCCCTTAACGCCCTGCAGGCGACACCCTCCCTGTCGCCACTGGGCATGGTGTTCCAGAACGCCACGGCCGGCCTGGCGGGGGCGGTGCCGGCGTATCAATCCGGGCGGCAGAACGCCCGGATCAACAACATCGTGTACTCGCGGGATCCGAACCAGGGATCCGCGAGCATCGTGAACTAAGAGGAGCGCGCCATGTGTACAGGTCTTGAGGTGATGGCGATTGGTGCGGCCCTGGCGGGCGGCGGCACATATCTGAACAGCCAGGCTATCGGGCGCAAAGAGGAGGCGCGCGACAAAGCGGCCATGGCCGGCCTGAAGCGGCAGGATGCTTTCACTAAGGAGCAGGGCGACGTGTACCAGGATGCCCTGGGTGACATTGACGCCCGCATGTCCGCGGAAAACCGGTCCCAGGTCGCGGACGAGAGCACAGACAAGATCAACGCCAATGTGGGTGACAGGGAGATCAGCTTCCAGAACGCCGCTGTTGACGGACCCAAGGTGCTGAAGAGCCGTACGGCGGATAACAAGGCCACCGGGGACGCCTATCTGGACACCCTGGCTGACGCTCGGGGGCGCCTGAATTCTTGGGGGTCCACCCAGCAGGATCTCGGGCGGGATATGTTCAAGCGCTCATGGGATACTGACCGTATCGGGGCCGATGCCCTGGCCGACGCCCAGATCGCTCAGATGGAGGCACAATACGCCTACGACAGCACGGGCAACAAGACTGCCCTGGCCGGGAACCTGGGCACCCAGATCGGGGCCATGCTCTTGACTCAGGGTGCGTTCAACGCCGGGATGGCCGGGCTCAGCAAAGGTGCTACCGCAGGGGCCGGTACCGCGGCGGGGGGCACAGGAGCCGGTACCGCGGCGGGGATAGCCCCCAACGTAGGGGCGCCTATGGCGACACCCACCTACGATCCCTATGGTACCCTGCGGGTTATAGCTTAGGAGAACAGCATGGCACGCCGACAGAACCCGTACTACACCGCACCGTCAGGAAACTATGACGCTATCGGCCAGGGAGTCACGAACCTGGCCTCAGTGTTCATGAACACCCCTAACGCCGCGGACACAGCTAAGTCCGAAGCCCTGGCCTGGCAGGCACGGGGTGCCCGTCAGGAGCAAGAGCAGGCCGGGCTTGACCGTCAAGAGCGGGGCCGCTTGGCCAACCTGTTCGAGCTTCACGACCCGGAGACTTATGACCCGCGCCAGGTGATGGCAACGGGGATCCGGTCGGGCCTGGATGGCGACGAGCTGGCGAATCTGTTCCTGACCAGTGCAGGCAACCTCGAAGGCATGTCCGACGCGCAGCGAGCGGGTGCTTTGGTGGGGACAGGTCGTACGCTTGGCGAGAATGATGCCGTGAGCCTGGACCACCAGACCCAACTGCGGCGGGATAATCAGGCGGCGGACGTGTCGGAGCTCAACCGGGACGGGCTTATCGCCAATATCTTCCAGACCGAAGGGCCGGAAGCAGCAGCTCGTGCCCGGGACAGCATGTACAGTCAGCCCCAGCCTCGACAGGATCAGAACTGGCTGAACATGTCCCGTAAAGCTGAGATCGAAAAGGCGCTGGCGGGAGAGATAAGCGCCTTGCCGATGGACTTGGGCTTGGAGGATGGCACGCCGGTACCGCCCGAGTTGCGGGGATACATCACGCAGAACGCCATGAATCTGGTGGAGACTCAAGGTCTGGCACCCCGCACGGCAGTGGCGCAGGTCCTATCCCAGGTTAACGCCCGCGCGGAAGGGACCAGCTGGTTTGACGGGGATCCGCGCGTGGAGTACGCCCTGCCTGACGCACGTCGCCCCGGGCCCGGGAATGGCGAGTCCCCGGTGGGCCTACCGTCCGTAGGTGAGCGCGTCCCAGGTAAAGTGTATGATACCCCGAGAGGCCCTATGCAGTGGGTCGATGACCCGACTTCCGGGCAAACAGGATGGCTGCCAGTACAGGGGTAACACATGCCGAAGCTGCTCTCCGATGACGAGCTGATGGGCGCCGCGCCGACCGCCGGTGCGGCACCACAATTACTCTCCGACGACGATCTGGTACCTGAGACTCCGGTGGCCGCCTCTACTCCCCGAGCGGAGACAGACCGCTCCATGTGGGAGACCGCGGACGACACGCTGTCCGCGACCCTCCAAGGCGGGGCCAACCTGGCCGGCGGTCTCCTGGAAGTTTCCCGGTACACGCCCCATATGCGCGCGCTGGAGTACTTCCTGGATGACGACACTCCCATGCCGCAGGACTACCTGCAGGAAAATTTCACCACTCCCGCCACCCAGTATTGGCAAGAAGATATCAGTCCAGGCCTGGAAGCTCAGCGCCGGGTGCTGACCGACGCTCAGGGGCTCGGAGGCACCTGGGACGCTTTAGTAGAGAACCCCGGTCTTGTGGGTGACGTGGCCGCACAGCAGATCCTCCCCCTCCTGGCTCAGGTAGGCCTGGTGGGCAAGATGGCCCCTGCGGCTCAGGGTGCGGGAGGGGTGTTCTCCGAAGCCCTGCAGGGCGGTGGCGAGACAGGCCTACAGGTCCGCCAGCAAGTGGACGCCATCCCCGAGAAGGTATTGCTGGAGGATCCGGATTTCGCCGCGCGCGTTTCCGAGGTGGGTCTCCCCGCCGCACGGGCGGAGCTGGCGGACAACCTGGCCCAGCAAGGGACGGGTGCCGGTGCGGTAGTGACCGGGTTGCTCGGCCGCCTTATGGGAGACCAAAGCCGTATCGCAGGTGCTCTTGCCGGCGATGCCGTGGGCGGCCTTTCTGGCGTGGCACGCCGCACAGGGGTAGAGGGCCTTTCTGAAGGCCTCCAGGAACCAGCTCAGGGCGCGGTAGGTGACGCTCTCGTGAGCCAGGCGGACAGCCGAGTGGCGGCCTGGGACACCGACGCCCGCCTGAAAGAAGCGCTCTTGGGCACCATCATGGGTGTCGCACAGAACACCGGTCTGGAGGGCGTCCGCGCCTTGCGGGGTGGGCTCCGCGGTCAACTGGAAGAACAGGGCGTGGATACCAGCCAGCTGGCCGACCGCGAGATCCAGGACCTGGTGCGCCGGGTAGAGTTGATCAGCGAGGAGCAGCAGCTCACCCCTGAATTGCTAGAGGAAGTACTGGCCGGCACGACCGGTACCGACCGCCCCGCGCCCACGGGCTCCGGCCTACCTCCGGAGCAAGCGGCACAGGCGCGGAGCCAGGTGGAGTCCGAGCTGGGGGCCCTGTTCCAGGGGACTGACGTCAATCGCCGAGCTGACCTGCAGGTGGACCCCGAAGCCCGTGAGGCTACACCCCGGGAAGGCGCTCAGCCCATGCGCGATGCCACGGGCCGCCAGGCCAGTCCGGAGACCTACGGGTCCGTGCAGGCAGCGGCCAACCTCGCGGAGGAGATGGGCCTCACCCTGCGGCCGGAGGACTTGGACCGGGCGGCGGCTGAGATCCAGGCGAACCCTGACGTGGACCCCCGTGACGTGGTGCGGTCCTATGACCAGGCCGGCGTGGCAGCCGCGTTCGACCAGGCGGATCTGCAGCGCCGCCGTGGCGAGGAATATCAAGAGCAGCGCGCGGCCACCGTACAAGAATTCGAGTCCCTGCCCGAGCAAGAGCAGGCGCGGATCCGTAAGGAGTACGCCGATCAGGGCATCGACCCGGACCAGGTGGAGAACACCTTTAATCGCGCAGCTCGTAGTGAGGACATGCGGGACGTGGGCGACATGCGCGCCGATCAAGGCCGTGAGCGCACCCAACAGGCCGCCCAGCCGGCGTTCGATATTGCGGAAGCGCGTCGGGCGCGTCGTGAGCAGGCGCTGGATGAAGGCTACCTGGGGCGTGACTTCCGTGCCGGGGCCAACCGTCCCGAGATGCAAGAGGGCGTCGCTCCGGAAGACCCACAAAACCCGTGGGTGCCGGATCACCAGGGGCTGCAGGGTGCCGTCGATGAAGGTCGTATCACCATCAACGAGGCCGAGCGCCTGATGGACCTGCGCCTGTACATCGACCAAGGCATTATGTCCGAGGCCGAGGGTACCGCGCGTGCCCGCCAGATCCTGTTCCCGAACGAAGCCCCCACCATGCGGCAGCGTCAGGAGCTTAATGAATCCTCCCGCGAAGTACCGCAGGGGGTCAATGAAGGTCAGCCGGGTCAGCCGCGCAACAGCGTGGACCGGATCTCCAGCACCAGTATCGGTGGTCGCCAAGGTGATTTCATCCCAGGCAACCGTCCGCAACAGGGGCCGACCGAGCCCGGTCCTGCGCCGGAGCGCGATGTCACACCCATGGGTACTGGCATTGAGGATCAAGGCGCAGCGCCGGCCGACTTCCAACAGCCCGCTCCTCAGCGTGACCCACAGCTGCCCTCTCCGGAAGGTCAAGCGCCCGATACCGACACCATCGCGGAAAGGGAGCGGGCCGCGCAAAAGGAAAGGGATGCCTTCGTCGAGTCGGTGGGGCCCATCGAGCCAGGGACATACCGTGACGTGGACACCGGGACTGAATTTGAAGTCCTCCCCACCGGCATGGTGATGACTAAACGCCGGAGCGGGGACGCGCCTTACGGGACTATTGCGGGAGGCCAGGCTGACCAGAACGGGGTGGCTTTCGCGTCGTATATCCGGGACGGCTTAGTAGAGAGAACAGGGGCCACACCGGAGCAAACCACTGATCGCCGTGAAGAGGGCACGGAAGGCCGTCGTCAGGACGAGGACCGCCCCGCAGGGGGTGAAAGCCGAGCGCCAGAAAGAAAACCCGCGCAACCAGTAGAGTTCCACAAGGCCATCACTGAGGCCCAGCGCGCCACCCCGAACGGCGCGTCTGTGCATGTCTACCCGGTTAGTGAGTACGAGGGCATGCAGCTGTTCCTGTACGATGACGGTCGTGCGGGCTTTGCCATTACCCCTTCCGGGGGCCTCGTGTCTGTATTCAAGCACCCCGACAGCACCATGTCTGGCGCGCTGGACACTATGGTGCCCGAGGCTATCAGCCAGGGGGCCACCACGCTGGATGCGTTCGAGGGCTTCCTTACCGAGAGTTACGCTAAACATGGATTCAAGGAAGTGGACCGCTTGCCTTGGGATCCGCAATACGCCCCTGATGGCTGGGACACCCAGACCATGGGCGAGCCCGACGTTGTCATCATGGAGGTGGCCAATGAGTCAGTACAGCCCCAGCGGCCGGCCGATAGCCAGCCGGTTCAGCAGCCTGAAGGAGTACGATCAGGCGCTCAAGAAGTTCAAGGAGCAACAGAGCAGCGAGGTGGAGACCGAGGCGGACGGGAAGCTGGCGGAAGCGAAGCGCCGCTCCCAGGTGCGCCGACTGTCGAAGGGGCGTCAGGACCCGACCCGAAACTAAACTCTGTAGCGCAGGACTACGCCCGCCAGGCAGGTATCGACCTGACCCGTCAGGAGCAGTACGTCGAGGTGGATGTGGACCGGGCCGAGCGCATCGCTCAGGCCTATGCGGATATGGAGCACAACCCGAGTGACCCTGCGGTACAGGCCGCATATCAGGATCTGATCGAGCAGACCACCGCTCAGTACCAGGCCCTGGTCGATGCCGGGTACGAGTTCTACTTCTTCGACGAGACTAACGATCCCTACGATGGCAACCCCTGGAACGCCATGCGGGAGCTGCGTGGTGATCAGCGCATGGGTGTGTTCGCCACCGAGAGTGGATTCGGTAGCGGGGATACAGACCTGGACGTGGCGGACAACCCCCTCCTGCAGGACACCGGCCTGGAGTGGCCCTACGGTGGGCCGGATGGACCGATGAAGCGGGTGACCGCCAATGACCTGTTCCGTGCGGTGCATGACGCTTTCGGCCATGGGCTGGAAGGCGCAGGGTTCCGTGCGCGCGGGGAAGAGAACGCCTGGCAGGCGCATGCTCGCTTGTTCACCGGTCCGGCTCTGGGCGCCCTTACCTCAGAGACTCGTGGCCAAAACAGCTGGTTGAACTACGGCCCGCATGGGGACACCAACCGTACCGCTGGCGTAGAGGACACCATCTTCGCGGACCAGAAAACCGGCCTCATGCCCGAGTGGACCTGGACCGAGGGACTGGACGCCGGCGATACCGCGACCCGCCAGCAGCTGGATAACGCTAACCCGAACCCTGACGGAGAGCCGGAGGCTGACGCCTCAGCGGACACCAAGCCGAAAAAGAAAAAGCCCAAGCTGTACACCCAGGCCTACGGGGGTATCCCCCTGGACGCCCTGGTGGATGCGATCAAACGGGTCATCGGCAGCGAGGCCCGGGCGTACCGGTACACCGCGGAGCAGATCGGGGAGCTGGTCGGCCACATGAAGGAGGCCGTAGGGGGCGTCACGGGCAGCAACCGGGGGACACAGCGCTCCCTCCTGGCGGATCTGTGGAGGGTGACTTTCGCCACCATGGACGGGGACCTGCGGATGCTGGCGGGCAAGTTCAAGAGCCCCACCCTGGCGGGCCTGGCAGATAAGTTCCATGCCTTGGCGGGTTCCGATGCGGGTGTTGGGCAGAGCTTTGATGAGGCTGTCCAGGCCCGCAACAAGCGCCTGCAAGAGGTGGATCAGATCGTCAGTATTATGCGCGATGCCGGACTCAACAAACCGGAAAGCCGCAAGCAGATCATCCGCCTCCTGGAGAACCCGTCCACCCCGCGCCGCGGCGTCATGGGTGAGGTGGCGAACCGCATTGAGAAATACTTGAAGGATGAGCTGAAATACTTGCGCGACGCCGGTGTGGAGCTGGGCGAAGTGCGGGGCGGGTACTTCCCTCGGGAGATGGATCTCGGCAAGGTGGCCACAAAGCCGGACGTATTCCGCGCCCAGGCCACCAAAGCCTACCAGGAGATGGGCATGCCACTGGAGCAGGCCAAAGAGGCCGCCCGTGCGTACTACGAGTCCACTGTGTACGGGGCCTCTGGTAAGCCTGGCGATACCCGCCCATCCAGCCAGACACCCAAGTTCACCCAGTCCCGGACCTTCAGTAAGAAGGCCGCGGAGCACCTACGCCAGTTCATGCTGGATGACATTGACGCCGTCCTGGGTCAATACACCATGCGGGCCACTAAGCGCGCGGAGATCGCTCGCCGGTTCGGGGATAACTGGTCAGAGTGGGAGGGCATCGAAAAGCAGATGATCGAGGAGGATAGCAAGGTGCAGGAAATCCTCCCCGCCGTACGGGACCGAGTGGCCTTGTCTGCAGGGGTGCGGCTGGATAACTCCCCGCAGCTGGCCCGGGCGTCCATGTCACTACTCCGGACCTTCACCACCCTGGCCACCCTGCCGAAGAGTGCGTTCGCGTCTCTGGGGGAGCTGGTGGTCGCTCCGATCCGGGGCACCACCGGCCAGATCCCAGGGGATGTCGGTGTGACCCTGGCCAACATCCTGTCACACGGCATTAACTTCGCCCGCATGACCACGGGCATGGGCCGCTCTGAGGCGATGCTGGAGTCCTTCGAGATGGCGGAGGATATCGGCATCATCGCCGGCACCGGGCACAACTCCCTGATGGCGGCTCGCTTTGCCGGCGGGGATCCGGTCGGTAAGGCCCAGTCCACCGTGCTGTCGGAGTTCTTCAAGCGGAACATGCTGGAGCACCTGACCAACTACACCCGCGTCACCAGTATGCGCAACGGGCAGGTATTCCTGCGGCGCCTGGCGCGGCAGATGGAGCGCAACCCCAAGAAGACCGGGGTGTTCCTGCGGGAGCTGGGTGTTCCTCGCGGAAAAGAGGAGGCGTTCGCCCAGTGGGTGCGTGACCTGGGTGACGACTTGCCTGGGGTGGCAGAAGCCCGAGGCCCCTATGGGGGGATCTACAGGAACGCTCTGCAGCGATTCACGGACCAGACCGTTATGCGGCCCTCCGCCAGCACCCGGCCTAAGTGGGCCAGCCACCCCCTGGGGGCGCTCCTGTTCCAGCTGCAGGCTTTCGGGTACGCCTTCCAGAAGAATGTGATCAACCGCAGCTTCCGGGTGGCGGCGAATAAGGAACTGGATGCTATGGACCGCATGGCGTTCTCCCTGTCCATACTGTCCGGGTTCGCGCTGCTTACCGTTGCCCAGGGCATCGTCCGCTGGGCGCGGGATGAGATCTATAACCCTGAGGTGAATGACAGGAAAACCGACTGGGCCTTCGTAGAAGGGGCGCTGTCCCAGGCGGGCCTGTTCGGTGTGGCAGATCCCTACATGCAGGCCCTGTCCGGGGTGCGGTACCAGAAGAACCCGGCCCAGATCTTCTTGGGTCCGGCGCTGGGTGGCCTCACCGATGCGAGCGGGGACTTCCTGGCGGCCAGCTTGGCTAACAGCCCGAACACAAACACCGCTGAGCGTAACGCCTGGAAGGCCGGGTATGACTGGATGCTGGAGCCGCTGATGCAGACCGCATTGACGGCGGTACCTGGCGGCGCGGTAACGGGGCCCCTGCGCTCCGCCGCTACGGTGTATGGTGTCCCCGCCGGGCGAGATCCTTTCGCAGATGTGATGGCGGGCCCGGCGAAAGCGGGGCGGAAAACCCCCCCTATCCAGGGCGCACTGGAGTTCCTGTTCAATGGGGCGAAACAGTCGGGGGGTGAGCGGGATTCCGGTCGGGGCTCGGGCCGTGACTCAGGTCGGGGCTCGGGCCGTGACGGATCTCGCTAGTCCTTACGGAAACGTGACGCCAGGTATCCCTCCGCAGAAAGGGGGAGCCCGGCGGCCCAGTCAGGGAGATCACACAGAAGCTGCTCATACGGCTTAACGTCAGCCAAGGGGCCCTCGGGTACCTCTGAGGCCAACTCATCATGTACGGTGAATAGAGGGGTGTACCCTGCGGCTTCAGCCCGCAACTGGGCCAGCGCCATGATGTCCCTCGCGGAGCCCTGTACGGCGGATTGGAATATATCCCCGCCGTAAGTGCTGCTCCGGATCGCGCGACCCTTCTCCACCTTATCGAACCACACCTGAGACTTGACCGCTCCCCAGGGGGTGACCTGGTCCCGCAGGGAGGCCTTGGCGTAGTAGATACACCGACCCGAGGGCAGCTTCATCTTCAGGGTCACCCCACCGAACATGGGCTCCGCCCGGAACGAGAGCTTCCCGTGGCAGGCGTAGGCTATCTGGCCGGGGCTCTTGAGTGCGCCGATTGCGGCCGTCTCGCATTGGGCCCAGGCGCCCATCTGTGGGTCGGACAGGCCCGGGTGACGTGCGCGCCAGGCCAGCTTAATGCTCTCACTGGGCACCCAGGCTCGACGGTCCATACCGGACTTGGAGCCGAAAGTCTCCCAGTTATCCAGCGCCTTATCCCAGAACATGGGGTCCAGGTTCTCCCGCACGGTGTCCAGGTAGTCCGCCATGTCCACGCCATACACCCGACCCATACTGGCGAAAGCCATAGCCCCGCCACCAAAACCCAGGGCCAGCTCGGGTACCTTACCCATCACGTTACGCTGCGTGCCGTTCACTTCGTAAGGGTCCAACCCCAGGATCTGCCCGGCGGTCACCTTATATAAATCCGGCCCCTCCCCTCGGTCGTAATCCCGGAAGGCGTCCAGCTTCCACTGCTCGTTCCCGAACCAGGCGGTCTTGCGGCCCTCTACGTTGGAGAAATCCGCACAGACGATACGGTGCCCTGGGCGGGCGGTGAGCGCGCCCCGCAGGCACATGGACAGCTGCTCCACGATGGAGCCCCCGTAGAAGTCCTCCGCCCACTCCGCTGCGGCGATGGGGTCGTCCCCGCTGCAGATGTCCTGGATCAACTCCTCCGCCACGTAGTATTTCAGGTCACCTCGGGAGGGGAGGTTCTGCAGCTGGATCCCCGCGCCGGCCCACCGCCCCGTGGCCTGGGCCCCGTAGTACACCAGCTGCCCCCTCGCGATGCCATCTGGCTTTGAGTGGGCTTCCATGGCGGGGAACTTCGCTACGGAAGACTTGCCTGCCTCCTGCCGGATGGTCAGCATGCGGCGTGCGGTGGGGTCCAAGTCAGGGTCTTGCATGAGCGTGGCGACCACGTCCTTGGCTACACTGTCCACCTCCGTCCCGGCTAACTTGGACACCGCTGTCTTGAGCCCATTCACGTCGGTAGCGCCCCGACAAGTCCCGTTGCTCAGAGACAGTAGCTCGGCGTCATACTGGGTCAGCTTCCACGCCAGGATCTCCTGGGCGCGGGTCACCAGCGTCTGGTCCACACAGGTGCCCCGGTAATTGGCGCGGAGCGTGGACTGCCAGATCTCCCATTCGGTCTCGGGGAGCTGCGGCAGCAGCAGCTCCAGTTGCATCTGCACCTCGACATCCGTCTCGCAGTACGCAGCCAACCGGTGCTTCTTATCGGGGACATCCCACCAGACGACAGTGCCGTCGGGCTCCACCCGGCGGGGCTTGGCCATGCGCAGCATGAGGCGGCTGCCTTGCATGTCCTTTTCCAGGGGGACCCCTGCAGCAGGGGCGGCCAGCTCCAGCTTGCGGGGCAGGCCACACCGAGCCGCACGAGCCGCGGTATCGGTGAGCTGGTCGAGCCGCAGTGGGGGCCAGTCGTAGCGTGGCGCCAGGATGTAGGTGTGGATGGCGAACTCGAACTCCGCGTTGTGGGCGCTGTAGGTGCCACCCATCGCAATGTGTTTTTGCAGGTCCCGAGGCACCGGGTCCCCGGGCCACCAGGTCATCACGAGATCCGGTAGATCACTGAACGCATAGCACACCATCCAGACATCTGTGTCCGGGTGCTGCGCGTAGGTGTAAGCGTTGGTCTTTTTCAGATCCACAGTGCTGCGTGTCTCCAGGTCCACTACGGCCCGGCGTGAGGTGATGTGCATTGTCTTCTCCTGCGGGACTACTTGTCCGCGCCCAGGTGCTCTCGGCCCCATACGGCCATGCAGGCAGCGTCAGCGATGCCGTCTTGCGGCGTGCGGGTTAGGCCAGGAGTCATGTCAATAGTCGGGTAAGCGCGACGCACGAACGCGATGGCGGCGTCTTTGTCTTTCTTGGTGCCGGCCAGTACGGCCCGCTTCCATGCCTGGGGGGTCACCAGGCGGTAAGGGATGTTCATAGCCTCCAGTACGCCTTTCACTACTCCGCAGCGCATGCCGAATGTGAACATACTGGTAACGCCCTGCTTGGGGCGGGCGCCCACTTTCTCCAGGACCACCACATCGGGCTCCGCGAACAACAGCCAGTGAGCCAGTGCGTGACCGTCCACCTCGCCCGCCACCATGGGCATGAGCGTGGAGTCGGTATGGTTGTCCCCGATCAGGACCAAGCCCCCTTTCGCCCCAGGGTCTATGCCGATTACATTCATGGGATCACCAGGTAGAGACAGCCCGGCGTGTAGCCGGGCTGAGGGAGGGGTTAGCCGAGGAAGTCGTCCCCTGCGGAACCGTCAGCCTCTTTATCGAAGCCGAAGTCGTCAGCCGCGTCGCTCTGGCTGGCACCCCACGGATCATTGTCAGCCACCTTCATCACATTGCCCAGGCCGAAGCTGACACCGCAGCCACCCTCGTCGTTCTTCCAGGCATAGATGTCCATGGCCACACGGATGTCACACCCGGCGTACAGGACTTTGCTGATGTCTGCATCCTTCACGGTACGGACCTTGCCGCCGATCTTCTCCACCACTTCCGGCTTCACGGTGGAGTGCAGGCGCAGGAAAGTGTCCTCATCGGTGTAGCCTTCAGGCACTTTGTTGCGCAAGTCTTCCGTGGTCAGGAAAGGAGTTTTGATTTTACGGGGGCGAGACGGTGAGCCCTTAGGACCCCACTTATCCTCGGCGGCTTTCACTACGGCAGCCTTCAGATCCTTGTAGTCCTGGGTCTCTTGGGCTTCGGGGCCGAACACAATGGTCAGCTGGTACTTTTCCACAGCGTCGGCTTTCGGGCTCTTACCCACCGGCTTCGGGGTGATCAGAACGGGGAAGCTGGCGCGGCCAACGGGGGAGATGTACTTACCGGTTTTCGAGTTATAAGACATGATGTTGCTCCACTGAGATATTGAGATAATGAGATATAAAGCTACTAGGCTACTCCAGGAAAGACATATCCTGGTCGTCACCGGTGGCGAAGTCATCCTCCGCCGTGGACCACGCGGCCCGTTTGTCTGAAGCAGGCACCATAGTCGGGGCCCCATCCTCAGATTTAATCAGGTCTGCCAGCTCGCTTTTCTGAGCACGACCGACCTTGGTTTCTGCCTGGGCGGGGCTCAAGAAGGTCTCGCTGTACAGATCCTCCCGTGTCAGCCCCAACCCCTGCAGCTTAGCTTCCGCCTGGGCTTGGTTAGTCCAGGATCGGGACTTCTTCCCGGCCACCAGCTTATACCGGCCCCCGGTGGCGTCCCGCCGAGACTTCAGCTGCAGCTGGGCATAGGCCTTCACAGCCTCCACCCATTTGGTGATGAAGCTGGCGTTATCCAGGATCTCCGCTATGTCCGCAGGGGTCAGCTCCTCCAGGGGCTTCTCCGGCTGGGCGTCGCCCAGGAAGTCGAAGTCCAGTTTCGCTGAGCCCAGGGCCTTGTCTCGCAGCTCGGGGCACTTCGCCTTGCCTGGGCAGAAGCGGCACCCTTCGTCGGACGGAATCCGAAGAGCGTCCTCCCGGCGGGTGGCAAGGACCCCGGGCCGCAACACTTGGCGCATCCAGTCCATCAGCTCATCCACCGTGTATGTAACACTGCGGATGGGCCCGTCGGGGTGATAGCAGCGGGGCTGGATGATCGATACCACCACCTTCTCCGCCACCGTCAGGATGCCGCCCATGTGGAGGGCGCCCAGCGCATAATACTTACATTGGTCGGTGTCAGCTTCCACCAGGACACCGGCCCCATGCTTATAGTCGTCCACGTACAGGGTCCGCTCGGATGACAGCCACAGAATGTGGTCCGCCGTCCCGAACATACCCTTGAACACCTCGTCTATGGGGCTGAGATCCACCCGCAGCTCCAGGCGATTCTTGTCGATCTCGCCAGGGTAGTTGCGGATGTGGTCCGTATAGACCTTGACCGCGTCAGCCATGTCCTCGGTGACAGTGTGGTCCGCGTACTCCGGGTCGGGGCAGCTCTGGCCCAGGTAGTCGTGAGGCTCATCCCCCTGCAGGAGGCAGAACTCAGCCAGCGCGTGCGCGGCGGAGCCCTCCTCTGCCGCGGCAGACGTAGTCTCAGGTACCCCTTCAGAGATGGCGATCGACCCCGGACAGGTCAACCACCGTTTTGCTGAAGATGCCGAGAGCTTAGCGTGGGCCGCCATGACTTACAGCTCGTCGTCAGCGTCACCAGCTGCGGCGTCCACCGCAGCCATGACGGCAGGCCACTTCTCTTCCGGGATGGCGGACAGCTTTTCTACCCCACCCACTTTCTGGATGATGCTCTTCGCCAGGACGGCGCCTTTGCTGCTGGACAACCCCTGCAGTGCAACCTTCAGTTCGACGAAGGACACCTCGCCATCCAGGCCGTCGTCCCCGTCGGTGCCGGCAGCTTCTGCGCCGGAAGGCGTGTATTCAGCCTCCAGCTTCTCAAAGCTGGCTTTGCTGATGGTCTCCACACCGGACTCCGGAGATGGCAGGGTGTCGCCTTTCTCCAGCACGTACAGCGCCTTATTGGCCTTGTCGTGGCAGTAGGTCTTGCGGCTGGCCGTCGGGCGCTCGTCCCCAGTGTCGTCCAGTGCGTCGCTGCCCGCATCGGAGGTGGGGGCCGCGGGTGCACTCGCCGTGATGGCCAGGGCCTGGCCACCAAAGGCGGCAGCCAACTTGGACATTACGCTGCCGGCTTCTGCTTCAGTTTCCGCGGTGATGTCAAGGTGCATTCGGATATTCATGTAGATCTCCTGATCTCAGTATGTTTGCGCGATAAGCCGCGCTTTTCGTTCAGCCGAGGACATTAAGCCCTCGTCCAGTGTCCCTGCCAGTGCGGCGAACCTCACGTTGCAGGGGTGTTGCTGACCGATCCGTCGGATCCGGCGCATGGCCTGCTCATTATCTCCCGGCACCCAACTGGGCTCCACCATCACCATGTCCCTCGCTCGGGTCAGGGTGTGGCCTGTGCCGGCAGAAATGATCTGACCGATGAAGACTCTACAACTTGTAGATGAGGATGGCAACTGAAATTTCTGGACTTCTGCATCGGGGTCCTTCGTGGACCCATCGACACGCGCCACACCGTACTTCGCCAGCTTCTCCTGCAGGAGGTCCATGGTGCTGTGGTGCCAGCACATGAGTACGATGCACTCCCGGCCCTGGTCCAGCTCGGAGGCCACCTGCTCCGCCACCAAAGGGGCCTTCGCCTCCCCGCACAGGCGGCGGAGCGTGGACAGGTCGCTGGCGTCCAGCTCCTCCAGGGCGTCTTCATCCAGGTGGTCCTGATCGGCCAAAGCCATGAGCAAGTCCAGCTCCGCGTGGTCCGCGTGCATGTGCTCCACCTGGGCTTTCGCTGCGGCGCCATCCAGGTACCAAGGAGCGGTGCGCAGATCCGGCAGATCCGGCAGCACGTCGGCCACCCTGCGGCGGAGGATGAACCTCTGCAGGAGGGGCTTCAATTCCGCCTCGAAGGACGGCTTGTACCCCATCACTCGCAACCCGTAGATGGTGTCCTTGACGTGGCAATACTTCTTCACCCAGGCGCTGTACCTGAGGTCGCCCACCGCCGAGGGGTGCAGCACCCGCAGTACCGCGTACAGCTCTCCCAGGTGATTGGGCGTGGGGGTGCCCGACAGGAGCCACACCCGCTGAGCGCGCATGTATAGGCCGGAGCTCGGGGCCAGCACGGCCTGGGTCCGTTGAGCCTCCTCATTCTTCAGAGTGTGTGCCTCGTCCCCTATGATGGCGTCCCACAGGGGGCGCTGGAGCTGGCGGACCAGTGCGGGCTTGGACAGTAGATCCCAATTGACCAGGGTCACACCGGGCCCTGGATCCAGGAGACGGGTGCTTGCCTTGGGGGTGCGGAACATATGTGGCTGGGTGCCGAACTTCAGGAACTCCCTACGCCAGTTTGACTTGAGAGAGGAGGGGCATAGCACCAGGATTTTGCGTAGACCCAGACAGTCGGCTGCCGTGATGGCCTGCGCGGTTTTGCCCAGTCCCGGCTCGTCAGCCAAGTAGGCATGCCGGTTATCCTGGAGGAACTGACAGCCTTCTTGTTGGTAAGGCAGGAGGGCGGGCGGCAAGGCTACTCCAGGAAGTCCAGCTCGTCCCCTGTGGAGGGGAAGTCTTTCAGGCGGAGCCGCAGATCAGTGACCAGCACGGTCAGCCAGTCCCCGGGGATGCGCTTGCGGAACACCCACATGTTGATGGTCTTCACCTTGATGTCATGCCCCCGCCGGGTCAGCTTGCGCTGCAGCTCCGTGGGGCCCCCCAGGTGGGCGACGATGCCCTGTACATCTAAATTCTGTTTAGCCATGACTCCTGCCCTCAATATAGTTGGAGTGAATATACCTACAACTTGTAGCGAAAACAACTTGACCTATAGGCACGGCCTCTCTACAGTCCGTAGTGCGAATCGACAATTACTGAGGAGACGGACAAGTGAGTGATATTCGAGAGGCCGATACGTGGCTGGAGAACAACCCGATCTGTGACGCCGACGACCTGAACAAGCGCGAACGGGAACTGGTGCAGGCTGCATGGCAAGCCGCCCTTAGCGCCAATGGTGGGGAGCCGGTGAGGCCGTTCGGATACGTTGACCCCAAGGTTTATAACAAAGGCGCAGTCGGGGGAGGAATCAGCAAGTCACCCACCGACACCCGGACAAAGCCCGTGTGGGATCACCCCGCCCCGCCATCTGTTGCGGTGCCGGAGGGGTGGATGCTAGTCCGCGGGGAATGGGGCGCGGTGATTGATGAGGTTGACCGGCGCGCAGACAAGTGCTGCGGCCTTGAATCTGACTTCACGGTCACTGTCGAATCTGAGGATTACCGAGCCATTGACGAGGCCGAGCGATGCTCGCCGCCACCCCCCGACCATATTGCCGACGCCGGGAAGGTGGTTGCCAGCAACTGGAAGACTGCCAAAAACGGCCAGTGCTGGCCGCATATCGGTGGCAAGTACCTGATCAAGCTGAACGGCGTACTCCAGCACGAAATCTGCGAGTTCAATCAGGGCGATGACGGCATGGGCGGTGGAGAATACTTCTGGGACCGCGAAGACCCGGATGAAGCTGCCCCCTTCAACCCCGAAAAGGATGAGTGGCTGCCGATTGATGAGGCTGGCCATGCCACCCCCTCTGTGCCGGAGAACGCTAAAGCGCGGGCAATCCTGGATTCCGTCAATCACGCTAAAGCGAACAGCGCGGTAAACCGTGGCCTTGGCACCGTTTCTGAGTCTCTGGTTCTCAAATACGCGCTGGCAATGACTGGGGAGGCTTCGGGCGTTCTCGATATTCGCGGCGAGCTGGAACGCCGCCTCCGCGCCGGGAAGGAGGTGCCGGTCGCTATCCCTGAGAGTGAGTTTGACGAAACCAACCCGATACACCAAGCCGCCGATGCCTACTCTTATGCTTGTGAAATTATGGAGCAACATCAGGCCAAACGTGTCAATGCGGGGAAAGACCCCGGCACCATCGGCAGCCTGTGCGACGGCCTCGCATGGCTTTACGGAAAGATTGAGGAATTGGAAGACGCCCCCTCTGTGCCGGAGAACGAGGTCAAGGCGCAGGCGCTGGAGTGGTTTGCGGACTGGCTGAAACGGCAGTCTTTCGCCCACAAAAAGCGGTGGACTTCTGCTGCAAACGAGGCGCTTCGTTGTGCAGCCCGCATCCGCACCGCTGACGACGAGGGGGATGAGTGATGCCACAGAAAATCTTTAGCGTGGGCCGGTTAGTTTTTGGGCTCGGAATTGCGAAGACAGGCTGCTGGCAGGTAACGGGGCATGACGGGGAGGTTCGCATTATATGGTTTGGCCTGCACACCGTTAAAAGAGTCCCGGGTAGCGCTCTGTCAATCATAGCGGGGCCACTCTCCATCATCGTGGGCATCCGCCCCACCCATAACGGAGGTGAATCTTGAACCCTATCACCGTGACTGAAGTGCTCACCCGCTATCGGGTGGGCCATGTGCAGCGCAAGACGGCTAACCCCCGCCGGGCCTGCATCGCCATCGACCACCTGGACCGGGAGCTGGGCATGCGTCGCGCCGTGTCCCTGCAGGACCGGGACTTCCACCTGTACGCCAGCAACCGGGGTGTCAGTGACAGCACCATCCGCCGGGAGCTGGGTGTGCTGCGCGCCGCCCTGCGGTACTGCATGCGGCAGAAGCTGCTCACCGAAGCGGAGGCGCCCCATATCGACCTACCCCCCGAGGCGCCACCCCGCGACACCTGGCTCACGGAGGCGCAGGTCCGCCAGCTCCTGGACACCATGGACAAGCTGAACGGGGGTGCCCGTATGACCCGGGCCCACCGCTTCGTCATCCTGGCCCTGGCCACCGGATCCCGCCGGCGGGCTATCGAGATCCTGCCCTGGGCCTTGGTAGACTTGACGGATCGGGTCATCCGGTACGACCGGCTGGCCGTGCCCCAGACCAAAAAGCGGAGGGTCGCCTCTCCGATTCCGGAGTGGGCGGTACCTTACCTGGAGCGTATGCTGCGGGAGCGGGACGGTGATATGGTCCTGGACCACCCCGGCAGTATACGCACTGCGTTCGAGACCCTGATGAAGGCAGTTTCCCGACAGACGGGCGACCCTGTCTACCAGACGGTCAACCGCCACGCTTTGCGCCACACCTACGGCACCCTGTCCCTGCGGGCCGGCGTCCCCCTCTGGCAGGTTGCCGGGCTACTGGGGGACACCGTCGAAACTACGGCCGCCGTATACGGCCACCACGCGCAGGACAACTTGCGCCAAGCCGTCAATACAATGAGGTTCTGATATGAGTCAGCATGAATACGCACCTTGCCCGTTTTGCCACACCCCCGAGCCGCAGCTGCAGGTTGAGTTCCGGGACCACTATGACATCGCCAACGCGCGCAAGGACGTGCTGGAGCTGCGGCTGGTGCAGTGCGCTAACTGCCTGGCCAGCGCCCTTGAGCCTGCCTGGCTGCAGCTCCAGGTGGGTCCTACCCCGACCCCGCACGAGGTCCAGTCAGGCCACACCCGTCAACGCCACGCGGAGGCTCTGATCCGCCAGTTGCCGGAAGACCACGACGGACGCAACACTTGGCTACTGAACTATGGCCAGTCAGTCGAGGGACAGGCGTTCCGATCAGCAAACGGACAGCCGTGGCTGCCCCAATATGAGGCCGCCGGGCCGAGTCAGGAGGTACCCCATGAGTAGAGAGCGCACGAGCTGCCAAGCCCGCCAATTCTCCGACCAGATGATGTGCGGCCGCTGCGGCCTGCAGTGGGATGTAAAGGATCCTGAGCCCCCACGGTGCCCGCTGGAGTCAGGGAGATCCGTGACGCGGTCTTCCGCCCCGAGTACCATGAAAGGTCCCGACAACGCCTAACAAGAGATCACCATGCGCGACGACTATACATTCCACGGGCTCGCGGCGGCCGGGTTCCAGCACCTGCTACCTATCGTGCCCCATGACGCAGCTATATCGATTAACTCACGCTCCCTGAAGGCACCTATGCTGGGCAAGGTGCCGGGACAGAAACGCAGTGACGGGTGGGTGGGCTTTGCCAAGTGGGAAGCCCACTCCGCCACACCCAAGGACCTGGACCAGTGGGCCTCTGATGAGGCGGGCATAGGCCTGCGGTGCCATGATGTGGTGGCGCTGGACATCGATGTCACCGACCCGGTGCTGGCGGAGACCCTGACTAAGTTGGCCCTGGAGCACCTGGGGCCGGCCCCCTGCAGGGTGGGTAACCCCCCGAAACGCTTGCTGGTGTACCGGCAGAGTGAGGCAGGGGAGTTCGCTTCCAAGCTGCAGCTGTCCTTCATGGATGAAGATGTCAAGCATCTGGTGGAGGTGCTGGGCGCTAAGCAGCAGTTCATCATCCAGGGCACACACCCGACTACCCTCAAGCCGTACACCTGGGACGCCGATCTGGAGGCCCTGTCCCTGGACGGGCTCACCACGGTGAGCTTTGACGAGATGATGGGCTACCTACATGAGGTTCGCAGCACGCTGGACATGCTGGGCGCCGAAGTAGGTGATATCAAGAAAGCCGGACAGAATGATTCCCGGGACACTGCCTCCCTCACCGGCGATGTCGCCTTGGTCCGTAAGCTGGTGGGCTTCATCCCCAACACCGACCTGGACGGGTACCAGGAGCTGACGACCATGGCGCACGCCATCTGGGCGTCCTGCCAGGACGATATCCCCGCGGGGGAAGACATCCTTCTGGAGTGGGCGGCCAAGTGGCCCAACGAGCCGGACCTGACGGAAGCCAGCCGGATCTACGGCACCATCCACGAGTCCAGCATCGGGATCCAGTGGCTGCAAGACCAGGCCCGGCAGAGCGGCGCCAGCACCGCCATGGACGACTTCGCGGAGGCTGAGGACACGCGCGACGACCTGGACGAGAAAAGTTTCTGGACCCGGTACATCTACGTCAACCAGATCAAGCGGTTCATCGACACCCTGACAGGGGAGCGCATGGACAAGGAGCAGTTCAATGACCGGCTAGGGAAGCTGGGCGACAACCAGACCGCCAGCTCCTTTTTCATGGAGAAGCGGTGGCCCACTCAATTCTGTAATCAGTTGGACTATCAGCCAGGGAGCAAGGAATCCGTGGTGGCGGATAGCTACGGGGGCTACCGGTTCAACGCCTGGCGCCCGGGGCCGGCCCACAACACCGACTGGCGCGCCCTGAAGTCGGACCCGGCGGCGCTCCAGATGTGGATGCGGCTGGTCACCCACCTATTCCCTAAACGCGAGGAGAGGGCCGCCCTGTTGGACTGGATGGCGTATCTCCTGCAGAAGCCTGGTAACAAGCCCAACTGGCACCCCCTCATCGGCGGCCACACCCACGGTACCGGTAAAGACTCCATCCTCATTCCCTTGATGAAAGGCCTGGGGGAGAACGCGGTCACCATCCGCACCGGTGACCTGGAGTCCGAGTGGACCTGGTGGGCAGAAAACGTCCAGCTGGTGGTTGTGTCCGAGATCAACAGCTTCGAGCGTCGCGCCGTGATGAACAGGCTGAAGTCCTTCATGGCGAACCCCCCTTACACGGTGGAGATCAACAAAAAGGGCATGCCGCAGTACGAGGTGCCCAACCTGTTCGGGATGGTGATGTTCACCAACAACGAGGACGCCGTGGCCATTGAGCAATCCGACCGCCGGTTTTTCGTGATGTGGACCGACGCGGAGCCCCTGCCGGAGGACTTTTATGTCCAGTACCATGAGCTGTTTTCGTACAGTGATGCGGGTGCGGCGAGTGTGGTGCGGTACCTCCTGGAGCGCGACATCCAGGGTCGGAACTTCCAGGGCCGTGCGCCCGCCACTGAGGCGAAAGAGAATATGCGTCAGGCGGCGATGCCCCTGGTGGAAGGTCAGTTGCTGGCGGCCATTGAGACCGGCGAGGGTGCGTTCCACAAAGACCTACTCACCCTGCAGGAGATCGATACCTTCCTGCGGGCTAGGGCAGGGGGCCGGCCCGTGTCCCCCCAGAAGCTGGGGATCCACCTGAAGGCGGTGGGCGGGCGGTGCCTGGGTCGGGTACGGCTATCCACCGGCGAGCGGACCCGGCTGTGGGCGGTGCGACGCGCGGAGATGTACGTGAGCATGGACCCAACTCAAGCGAAGGACCGGTACGAGGAGCAACAAAAAGCGGCGGCGGGGGCGGACTTCGAGGGGGTGGAGGCCGGGCTGTGAGCCCGGCCTTTCGGTCAGTGTTCGAGGTAGGTGACGCCGTCCCGGGTGAATGCCTGGACCGGCTTAAAGTGGGCGTCACTGCGGGCGGATATCTCGGCGGCATAGGGCAGCGATCTATCCCAGAAGCCGGTGCCGTGCCCGTTGCGGGTTAGCCATAGGTCATGCCCCAGCTGGCCCACGTCCCAGTCCTTAATCCACTCTCGGGGGATGAGCTGCAGGAATCGATAGCAATCCCTCCATACATGCAGGTAGCTGGCCGCGTCCAAGGGCGCGTCCGGGTCCACCAGGTCCTCCAGGTCCCCACTATCCGTGAAATACACTGCCTCCATATAGGCGGCGGCCATGTAGGTGACGGCGTCTTTCCAGTCCTGGATCTGACTGGGCAGGGGGATGCTTGGGATAGTGTTGCGGCTTATCGGGGTGACGTTGGTCATGATGGGACTCCATTACGTTGTAGGGCAGCGACGTAGACCGGGCCCCCGAACAGGGCCAGGCATTTAGGGCAGAGCACTTCCATCAGCAGGGGCGTGGCCTTTCCTTCAGCCCCACATAGGGTATCGTCGTGCCGCTTCTTCCCCACTCCGGCGGGGACTAAATAGTGCATTTGCCACCCCCCGTGACCTCATCGAGCAGGCAGCGCGCCGTCTTCGGTTTGCTGGTGACCGCAATCAGGCGGGCCAGTGTCGTTCCTTGCAGCATTAGGGCTCCTCCCTTTCGCGCATCATCGCGTCGGCTATGTCGTAGGCTTCCTGGGCCGCCATGGCTGGGGTCAGATGGATAGCCAGGTCGGTTACCAGTCCGACCAGGGCCTCCGTCGCGAAGTAGTCCCGCAGGGGGTGTCCCGCGCGGGCTTCCGATACCAGGGCGTCCGCTATCCCGTAGGCTTCTTGCGCCAGCAAAGCGTCCACCTGGACCCGATCCGGGTCTACCAGCAGTGCTGCGGCAACCCGGGCGGCGGCGTGATCGCGCCAGGATACTTTTGTTCCTTTCATGGTCAATCCCTCCGTGCTCAGCAATCAGAACTTGATGGTCTCCACATAGACCGTGAGCCAGTGAAGGCCCGACAGCCAGGCCAGGACGATCATCACGCCGCCAACCAGGGCAGAGGCGGTACGGGTCCAACCTATCTGGGCGATCAGGTAGGCCAGCACCATCAACACCACGGCGGCGGGGGGCACGACTGTCAGGGTTAACGCGAATACGGTCTCAGTCATCATGTTTATGCCCTCAGTGGGTGGCAATGTAGGTGAAGCCCCGGTAACCCAGGGCTTCCACCAGGGCGTGGCAGGCTTCGCGCATGGCGGCGTCACCCACTCCCGAGATACTGGCTCTCTGGCGGTAGTCGATTATCTCGTCCTCCTTGCGGGCGTACGGCGAGCCGTACAGCTCCACCCCGGCGGACTCCAGGGCAGCGTCCAGTGCGCCGCTCATCCGGTCACTGCCTACCGAGTTATCCCGCCCGAATCCCGAAGCGCCCACCGGCGCGCTATTCTGAGCCCCCTGGCCGTGGATCCACACGCTACAGTACATAACCCCAGGGCGTGTGGTCCGCGCGTGATACCAGCGGATGCGTATCGGCTCCAGGATCTGATCTTTATAGATAACGGTCACGCTCCAGGCCCCACACAGTTCCTTGACCCCCGACAGATCGCAAGCGTGTCGCTCAGGCGCCGGGATCCGGGCGATAAGGTGGCGCTTGGTGCGGCGGCCGTTGTAGCTATTGGCGTTAGCCATATCGTTTCTCCAGGTTCTCAGGTTGTCAGGGCCTCGCGCCCTGTCTAATTGCTCAGATCTGGGGACCGTGGCCCCCAGTGCTCAGCGATCAGGGGCTAGGGCTAGTAGTCCTCCAGCGCCTCCTCTATCTGGTGGTGGGTTTCCGCATTGAAAACACGGCGCAATTTATCCGCAGTTTCTTGGCAGGCGTGGTACGTCTTTAGCGCTGATATGCTGTCTTTATCCGCGCCGAAATTGTCGCACCACTCAGAAAAAGTCTCTTGGGCCCCGCTGGCGTCGGGGACCAGTGCGTATAAGACGCCGGCCGGACCCGGAAAAACAGGGCGGGGGACGAGGATAGTGAACCTTCGGCCCCGCGGCGCTTTCCCTGTTTTGGTGTTGTACTGGCGCAGCCCCTCCCCGGTGTAGTAGTTGAATTGTACTATGGTCGCGCCTTTTCTGAGCGAGGCCATCCAGCTGTCACAGGGCCAAGGTTTATCCCCCGCCCCGAAACCGGGCCGCTCGGTGACGCCGGTGTAGTGGATCTCATAGGCAACGCCAGCGCCCTGCAATATCTGCGAAAGGGTTTCGTCGGTCGTGTCTGGTGTCTTGGTGTGCATAGGACGTAGATATTCCATCGTCGTTTCCCCTCAGTGTTTTGTCGTTAGGTGGCGGAAGAAATAGCGGGCCGTTGACCCGTTGGCGTTTGCCGGTTTGCGGTAGCGGCTGAATGCCCGCGCGTCGGCGGTCAACTTTCTGTAAGTGTATCTAGTCATAATACGTCTCCAGGTTCTCAGGTTGTCGGATTGCTCAGATCTGGGGACCGTGGCCCCCAGTGCTCAGCAATCAGCGCTACTCGCAGTACCGGTCACCGCGCATGAAGGCGCACAGCCGGTACGCCTGCTCGCGGGTCAGGTCGGCCGCCCAGGGCTTGCCGTTGTGCATGGCGTTCCAGGTATCGCCGCCAGGCTCACCCAGGGCCGGGCGCCAGTCCCCTGCAGTGAAGGTGGGGTGCTGGTATAGGGTGCGGCCGGCCGTGGTGTCAATACGTACCAGATGACGGGTTAGGAGGGCTGCGCCGCCCAGGGAGCTCGCGGTGGGGATCAAGAGGGCCGCCGGGCGGGGGCCGGTGCTGCGCCCCACTCTTCCGGTCACATCCCATTCTTCCGGCCAGGCCTCACCGGTTTCGGGGTCGCCTATCCATACGCGGATCCGGTCCTGAGACCGGTAAGCCTGACCCAGGGCCATAGCCACGGCGGGGGGTGTGTTGGGGTCAAGGAAAAAGGTTGTTTCAGTCATGGTAGGTCTCCGTTATCTCTCAGGTGCCTGCAATCATGCCAGGCTTGTTTGCGTTCTACAAGTCGTAGTGCTCAGAAAGTATCCCTTTCGCGGACATTGCCCTTCGCTACTAGGTCGCCCCAGGTCCCTACGCGAAGGGATCCGCCTGAGAAAACCACAGTGGGGGCGTAAGGGTCGCCGGCGTTACAATAGTGCACCGGGTTGCCGGATCCGCGCATGATTCCCAGGTAGCACACACCGAAGGTGCTCAGGATCAGGTCCACCGCGTCCATTTTATCCTGCAGGGGGGCCGGAGCGTCGCCATGGCGTGCGGTCCAGGCTTCACGGGATAGCGCCTCACGGTCCACCGCAACGGCGGCCAGGCTGGCCACCAGATAGGCGTCTTCCGTGTGCCATATCAGGCGGATCAGGGCGGCCTGTTCGGGGGTGATGTCTTTTATCTCCTGCAGGGCTTCCGCCTCAGCGCAACGTAATACAGTCATATCGTTTCTCCAGGTTGTCAGGGCCTCGCGCCCTGTCTAATTGCTCAGATCTGGGGACCGTGGCCCCCAGTGCTCAACAATCAGGGTGTGCCGGGTGCAGCAGGGGCAAGGGACTGTAGGGCCCGTCTGCCTGCGGCGTCTTCCCCTGCAGGGTAGGTGCGGCCAGTGCCGCTCCGCCTGCCAGGATCAGCGCCAGGAATTGGCGGCGCTGCATTATTGGGCCCCCGCTTCGCGCATAATCTGGTCCAGTTGCGGATGGAAATCGGCAGGGGCAGATCCATTCACCAGGGCCTCCGCGTAGCGCTCCCGAGCGGTATGGCCGTCCACATTCAGGTTCATCCACTCCCAGTGTAGGGAGAATGTTTGCTTAGTGCCCGCATGACGGAACTTGAGTACGGCGCTGTCTGTGGCGTTGGCCGCTTCATGCACGGCTTTGCTATCCAGGCGGGCCGCGTCCGCGCCCTTGGGCATTTTGCCCGTGCGCTTGTATTCCGCCATCTGGTAGTTACGCGCCGTCCAGGCGGTGCACTCTTCATCCGCGACCGCTATCAGGTAGTAGTCAAAACCCTTTGCGGCAGTGATGGACCGTAACACTGCGGTGCGGATCCGGCGGCGTACTTTATCGGCGTATTCAGTGGTCATTTCATGCACTCCTTAACGAATTTACGAATACCTGCTGGTGATAGTTTCCCGCCGAAACGACTAAGCGCCCAAGCGCCCAAGCGCCCGGACTCCGTTGCAATAATCACGCTTTTACCATCTTGGGCGAGCATGAAGCGGTAACTTATTACCGCTTCTTCGGGAATGCCTGCCATCCGGGCGTAGTAGTCCCGTCCACCTTTTATCGTGCGAATGGTTACCGCTCTCTTCGTCATGGGTCAAACTCCATACATTAAGTGGATAATGACCACAGTGTACAGATACGCCACGGCGGCCAGTGGGGCAAAGATAGCGCCTCTCTCTGCAGGCGTCAACCCTTCCGCACAACAAATTGTAGTGTTCCGGGCCAGGGGGCTGCAGGGCAGGGACGCGCTGTCCCTACCTTTTCGGCGTTTGGCCCGACTTGTCCCGACTACGTGTTGTAGAGTAGGGACAGCCTGGAGCCCAGGCAGTACGAGCGATGCAGCTTTTCTGTCCCTAGTGTCCCTACCTTTTCCGGGTTACAGGTAAATAGGGGTAAATAGAAGAGAGGGAAAGCGGAACGGCGGACCAGGGGAGAGGCGGTCAGGGGGGGGGGTAGTCCCCCCAGGTGGGAAAAGGTAGGGACACTAGGGACAGATCGGCGCAAAGCCAGCAACGGCGCGGGTTTCAGGCTGTCCCTACCTTGTCGGCCAGGTAGGGACAAGTCGGGCCAGGTAGGGACAGGTAGGGACAGCGGACACCAGATCTAGTAGAATTCCGGTCAGATACTACAAGATGAGGTGCCGTTATGGCGAAAAAGCTAACCGCAATGCAAGCGGACTTCGTGAAGGGGCTGACTAGAGGGCTCCGCCCTGCGGAAGCGGCCGAACAGGCGGGCAGTCTAAGTCCAGGCGCTGCGGCGCACTCGTGGCTGCGAAATTCCAGGGTTCTGGAGGCCATCCACACGGGCCGAAATAGCAGGATCCAGGGCGAGCTGGCCCACCTTGCCCTGGAGACAATGCGGGATCTGATGGGCATCAAGCATGCCCCTGCAGCTACGCGGTTCCAGGCGGCACAATGGGTACTGAAGCAGGCAGGCCACGACGGCACGCCAGGCGACCAGGCAGAGCAGCGCAAGGATCTGTCCGACATGGACGCCGCAGAACTGGCGGAGGCCGTGCAATCCGGGCGCCAGGCCCTGGAGGGGCTGGCCGCGTCGCTGCAGGGTCATCACGTCATAGAAGGCCAGGTAAGGCAGTTACGGGACCTGGAGCCAGCGCCCCTGGATGCGGAGGACCTATCCTTTCTCGATTAACTGCCTGATATGTAAGGGGAAGCCGTGCCTTCTGTAGGCGCGGCCTGCCAGATCCAAGTCAATCCACCACGGCGCCAGGCCATCCACCCGGACCCCCGGCCAGGCGCTGCGGCGGCAGGCCACCCCACCCCACCCCCACCCACCGGGATACCCACCCACCCGCGCCAGGTCCAGGTCACCCCCCGGGGTACCCCCGACCGGCCGCGTAAATCCCTATCCCCCGCACCGGCATAAAATTTTTCGCCGGAATTCATTGACCGCTACATTCCGTAGCGCCTACACTCAGTAGTCCCTAAACTCCGCAGCATAAACTCCGACCTAACCTGAGGAACACCCCGATATGACGATGCTGAACAAAACCGACATGCACTACATCCTGTCCCGGGTGCCAAGAGACATCATGGTCCTGCTCCGCGAGGACCCCACGCTGTTCATGGCCGGGGGCATCATCCGCGCGCTGATCGCCCAGGAGGAGCCCAAGGACATCGACCTGTTCGGCCGGTCCCAGGAACAGCTGGAAGCCACCGCAGATCGGTTGATTTCACTGCGGGAGAACAACGGCGAGAAAAGCCGCAAGCACGTCACGGACAACGCCATCACGGTCTTGACCCCTGGACGGTTGCCCGTGCAGTTCATCACGCGCTGGGTGTTTGAACATGCGGATCAGTGCAAGGATTCTTTCGACTTCACCATCTGCCAGGCGGTGATCCACTACTACCCGGCCAACCAGGAATTCCTGTCCCAGACCCACCCCGATTTCTACGCTGACTTGGCCGCGCGCCGGCTGGTGTACACGTCGCCGGTGCGCAATGAGGACGCCGGCGGCTCCCTCTTGCGGGTGATCAAGTACGTCCGCCGGGGGTACTCCGTCCAGGTGAACACCCTGGGTGCAGTTTGCGCCCGCCTCCACCGTGGCGTGGACCCCGCGCGCTGGGGTGGGGACGAGGGGATGCTGGCGGCCGTCTACGGCGGTCTCCTGCGTGAGGTAGACCCCCTGCTCCAGATCGACGGTGTTGAGCTGGCCGAGGAAGACGACCACAACCCTGAGCGCGCGCAGTAGTACGTGGCGCGCCCCACCTAACCTGAGGAACACCGATATGCCCCACTTCAAGAAAAAGCCCGTCGTTATCGAAGCCCACCAGTGGTTCAAGAACGGCGATCACCCTGACGATTTCTCCACGCCCATCACGCAGGAGGACGGCCCGCCGATCACCCCGGACGAGCAGCGCGCGGATAACTGGGAAGGCGAAGTCGTCCGCCGGTATCGCCACCCCCACATGCGGGACCAGGATTGCTGTTCCCACTGCAGCAGGGAGATGTTCCACCACGGTTGGATCGACACCAAGGAAGGGGGCCACATTGTCTGCCCGGGTGACTGGATCATCACCGGCGTCCAGGGCGAGCACGACCCCTACCCCTGCAAGCCCGACATCTTCGCCGAGACCTACGAGCCAGCAACGCCCACAACTTAACCCACCAAAGCAGAGAGATAGACCTATGAGTACGGACAGGGGGTTGACCAAAATGCGCGACAAGCCCCGTACTTCTAGTGCGGGGAAGGATAGCGCGAACCGCGCTAGCGGTTCTTTTTTTTTGACGTAGTGGAAATAAGGCGTCATACTATGATTCATGAATACCGTACAGCGTGCCTACAAATACCGTTTCTATCCGACGTCCGAGCAAGCCGAACAGCTTGCCCGGACGTTCGGGTGTGCGAGGTACGTGTACAACCACTTTCTTCGGCTGCGTACCGACGCCTGGTACGAACGACAAGAGCGGATCGGCTTCAACGACACCTGCAAGCGCCTGACAACGCTCAAAAAGGAGCCGGACACCACCTGGCTCCAGGCGGTGTCGAATGTCTGCCTGCAACAGTCGCTGCGCAATCTCGACGCCGCCTTCAAGAACTTCTTTCAGGGTCGGGCCAAGTATCCGACCTTCAAGAAGAAGACGGCGAGTCAGTCTGTTCGCTATACCACCAGCGGGTTCTCTTGGCGAGGTGGCCAGATCAAACTGGCCAAGCACAAGGAGGCGCTGAATATCCGCTGGAGCCGTCGCTTTACCGGCACGCCTTCCAGCGTCACGGTCAGCAAGGACAGCGCGGATCGCTACCACATCTCAATCCTCGTCGAGGAGAGCGTAGCAGCGTTGCCGTTCAGCAGGAAGGAAACGGGCATCGACCTGGGGCTGACCCATGCGGTCATCACCAGCGGCGGACAGAAGGTCAACAATCACCAGTATCTCAAGCAGTCCGAGAAGAAACTGGCTCGCGCGCAGCGCAGCCTGTCACGCAAGATGAAAGGGTCAGCCAACCGGGCCAAGGCGAAACTCAAGGTCGCGCGCATCCACGCAAAGATAGCCGACCAGCGCCGAGACTTCGCGCACAAGCTGACCACGCAGCTAATTCACGAAAACCAAGTCATAGCCGCGGAAAGCCTTCAAGTGAAGAACATGCTCAAGAACCGCTCGCTGGCGAAAGCCATCAGCAACGTGGGGTGGCGTCAGATCACCACGATGTTGGCCTACAAGGCCGAGTGGTACGGACGAGACTTTGTTCAGATCGACAAGTGGTACCCTTCAAGCAAGCGTTGTCACGCCTGCGGTCATTTATCCGACGCCATGCCGCTAAAAGTCCGCGTCTGGGACTGCCCTACTTGTCATGCGCATCACGACCGCGACATCAACGCTGCCAAGAACATTCTCAAGGCAGGCAAGGCCATCCTGGCCGGTGCCGACAAGCTGCGAGAGCACGAGCAGAAAACTACCGCGGGGCGCGCGGGAGGTTAAGCCTGTGGAGTCTGTGTCAGTCTCTGCGGGAAATCCCAAGGAGCAACGGACTATGAAGCAGGAATCTGGAAGGCAACAACCAGGAATCCCCTTCCTTCAGGGAGGGGAGGACGTCAAGCCCCCTGAACAACGCACTACAGTCTGTAGCTCCGACATAACTGAGATGAGGATCAAGCGCATGATATTTACTCTACTGGACGGAACCACGGTCCGCCGGCCCTGGGGCGCCTACTGCGGCGGTATCCGCGCCTCCCAGGTGGCATTCGACGGACTGGACTTCCACACCCTGTGCCACTGGCCCGGCGACCAGACCAAGCGGTACCTCCTGGAATGCGTGGCGCCGCGTGTCGCGGATCCCGATCCGGACCGTGACGACAGCATGTCGCCCCGTGACGACAGTAAGGCGCCGGAAGGCATCGAAGGCCACATGGGCGTGGACACGACGCCCTCCGCCGAGCAGCAGCTCGCGGATGCCCTGGAGGAGAACACCCGTCTGCGCGAAGAGGCGGAGAGCCTGCGCAGTGTTTTGACCGAGACCAGCGCCGAATGCGCCACGCTTATGGCGGAGAAAGTCAGCCGCCAGAACCGGGAGCGGGCTGATCAGCCGGGGAAGCTCAGTAAAGCTGACACACAGCAGGACGTCGCCCGCGCCAACACACAGCAGGACGTCGCTCGCGCCGACGCCGACACCCTGGCCTGGCTTCGAGTGAACGGCGGGAACCTGTCATGGCTGGTGGGCAACATGGGCACCCTGCGCAAGCTGGTGGGTACCACCCAGATGGCCGAGGACATGGCGCGGCACACGGACCAGGCGGACACCATAGCCGCGATGCAGCGGCCCGTCGGGCCCGGGAAGACACGCACCGCCACGCCCCCGCACCGCCACGCGGACATCATTCGCCACCTGGCGGACCAGATGGTCGAGGTGGGTCCTTTCGGGCGTAAGTACCGGGCCCGCCTCGCGTCGAATATCAAGAGTCAGGTCACCAGTCTGGAGCAGGTAGCCAGATCGTATTATGATCTCGACTGATAACGAGAAAGGAGAGTGACATGCATGCAGCATGGTGGTTTATCATCACATTGGGTCTCATGACCCTGGGCTTGATGCTTTGGAAGATCGGGGGCCCGGCCGAGATCAAGCGGTACTTTGACCAGCCCAAGCGCGATCAGGTGCTGGCGGGGATCAAGGTTTTCGTCGGCGTCGGGTTCTGCGTGGCGCTCCTGTCCCTGGTGGTCGGGATCCTGGGCAAGGACGCCAGGGCGGACAGTCAGGTGGAGTGGTTTGCCTTTGGGGAGATCTACCTGGGTCTGGACTACACCAGTCAGTCGCCATCCCCTGCCTGCTTTGAGGAGGGGGCCAGCGACAGGCTGACCAGCAATGGCGGCTTCAGGGCGAACCTCCTGCAGGTGGACCAGGGGAAGTTCCAAGTCAACGGCAAGTACACGCATCACAGCTGCGCGCTGAACGATGATAAGTACCTGTACGACGGCTTCGGCCTGGAGGCAGTGTATCGCCTCTGGTAGGGGTTGCGGAGCCCACCCCCGCCTGGTATCTTTGACGTGCGAGGTCTTCTCTCAGGATGCCTAGCAAGTCGGAGCGCATGAAAAAGCCCCTGCCGTTTGGTGGGGGCTTTTTCATTTCTGGACATTGGGAGTACAATCCAGGGAACCTAGATCACCCCAGGCCCGGAGGCCGCACTATGATTACCCAGACCCTGACCGCCAGCACCGGCCCCACCGACCACTTCCGAGCCCCTCTCAGCGGGGAAGGCTCCCTGGCCGTGACCGCCAGCACCATCGCTGACGGCATTAAGCTCCAGGCGTCGGCACGCCCTGAGGGTGACTGGTACGACCTGCCTGACGTGGTGGTGGATACCTCCGGGGGCACAGTGAACTTCAAGACCGATTTCCCTTACCTGCGGGTCAGCGCCGTCACCGGTGCCGTCACTGCGGAAGAGATCCTAATCTCCGGACAGGAGTGACCCCATGCCAGTAAAGCTGCCCGTCCGGATCCAGATCGCGGACATGCCCGGGATGACTCCCGTAGATCTTCCTTTCATCCCAGGTGGTGGCGGGCCATTCGACCCACTCTCGCTATTCTCCTCCGGTGAGCAGGGTGCATGGTATGACCCGTCCGACCTGACCACCCTGTACCAAGACAGCGCAGGCACAACCCCTGTCACGGCGGACGGTGATCCTGTGGGGTTGATGCTGGATAAGTCGGGGAATGATAACCATGCGAGTCAGTCTGTGGCGGCATCACGGCCTATCTATCGGACGGACGGGGCGTTGCATTGGTTGGAGTTTGATGGGGTGGGTGATTATCTTTACCAAGCTGCTACAGGGGCGGGGGTCGTAAACGGTATATCGCTATTGTGCGCAGGTTCGGCAAATGTATCTGGGACGAGAGGTATCCTGTCTACGACTGAAAGTAATTCTTTGTCTTCCGGTTCCTACTTCGCAGTGTTTCGTCCTTCTGGGTCGACGAGCCAAATCAGTGGTTTCGCTAGTTACAGCTTTGGAAAGACAGCGGCAACACCCTTTTTGGTCGAAATGCACGGTGATTTAGTAAGCGGAGATTATGAGTATTTTGATAGGGGTACGTCTGTATTTAGCGCCTCAACCGCATTTAGTCCGGGGGAATTAATGAATCAAATTACGATTGGGTCTAGCCTCCATAATATCCAGAGATGGAACGGTAACTTTTACGGAAGTATCATTACCGCTAGATATATTAGCGGTTCTGAGCAAACCTCTGCACGAGAGTACCTCGCCACTAAAGCCGGAGTAACCCTATGACCTCCCAATACTCCCAAACCTTAATCCTAGCCGTCCCTGAATCCCTGATAGAGCAGGCCAACCACCTCGCCTGCTTAATGGGCGAGAGTGCAGCAGACATCGAAACCTTCCGGCAAGCCACCTACACCAACGGCACCACCGCCTACGCCGTCGCACACACCGTCTGCAAGCCGGTCGTAACCGGTGCCCTGTCTACACTGGCGCTACCGCCTGACCCCGACCATGTACCACCGGAGTATGACCGGAGCAAGGCCGAGGTAGCCGTTGCAGCCATTGCAGCGGGGGAGGTGCTGGTGTCGGTTGATGTTGATCCACATGAACAATTCAAGGCTTGGGGCCTTGATCCTATTGCCACAGAGGACGAGTTATGAGCAAGTACGACGAGAGAAACATTGTTGAAAACATGACCGCCGACGGTGATTATCCAGCGGCGGGGTACCTGTATCACACGGGCGACTTTTGCATTGCTACATATGGAGATTTCGGCGGTGCGTGTCTGGGCGTGAGCCCGTCGCAAATCGCTGACACGTCTGTCGCTGGCCGGTAAACAGGATATTAACGGCAACGTGTTTAACTGAGGAACGGACATGACATTCCAAGCGGACCGCATCACCAGCATCCCGGCCCCCCTGCCGACCGACTATGACCGTCAATTCAGCTTCAAGGACTGGGAGCGCAACAACCCAGGGGTGCCGTACCCGGCTCAAGGCCTGGAGGCGGAGTTCAACGCTATCGAGCTGTCCATGGACGAGACCCAGGCCCGCCTGCGGCTCATCCAGCGCGACGACGGCGCCCTGGCCAATGAATCCGTGGGGCCGGACCAGCTGACCTCTGCGGCACTGATCGGGATTAACGATCCTACCGAGTGGGCGCAGTTCACCAGCTACGTGGTGAGCGACTCGGTGATCTACGACAACAGTGCCTGGTACTATTGCACGGTATCGCATGTGGCCAACCCGGATTTCTCCGTGGACCTGGCCGCAGGGCGGTGGCGTTTGTTGCTGGACTTCACCGAATTCTTCACTACCGAAGCAGAGCACTGGGCAATCTATCCGGAGGACCAGTTGGTGCCGGAAGGCAACGGGGTGGATGAATACTCCGCATTCCACTACTCCCGGAAGATTAGCGAGAGCGCGTCGGCCTCGGCGGCGTCGGCCTCGGCGGCCTCCGGGTCGGCCGCTGCGGCCGCAGCTTCCGCAGCCACACTTAACTTGCCGGCGCCCACCACCACGGACCGGATTATCGTGGGCAACGGGGTGGATGGGTTTGAGTACGGGCCTCAGGTCACCGCGAGCATCGTCAGCGGGGCCATCCCGCTCCGGGCGTCAGGCGGCCAGTTGACCACTTCGGCACCTACGATGGACGCCCACGCGGCGACCAAGATCTACGTGGATCAAGCCGCCGGGGCGTTGGCAGAGGACCTGGCCCCCCGCCCGAGTTGGATCGTAGCTAAGGAGTTGGGCACCGCCCTACCCGTGTCCGGGGTGGGCGGTCTCCCCGCCTTGGCCGCCCTGAACGGCACTGATGTCGCTTTCATTGACTCCGGTAACGATGAACTCAGGACATACAGGTTTGATTTTGGCGCGGAAACCTGGTCTCAGGTCGGGTCTGCCCTACCCGTGTCCGGGGTAGCATCCCCTGCGCTAACCGCCCTCAACGGCACTGATGTGGCGTTTATTGACTTCGGTAACGATGAACTGCGGACATACAGGTTTGATTTTGGCGCGGAAACCTGGTCTCAGGTCGGGTCTGCCCTACCCACGCCGGTGAGCGGTTACCCCGCCTTGGCCGCCCTGAACGGCACTGATGTCGCTTTCATTGACTCCGGTAACGACGAACTCAGGACATACAGGTTTGATTTTGGCGCGGAAACCTG